TAGTTTACAATTTCTTTGTAGAGTTCGTCATAAGTCATGAGTTTCATCTCCAAATTCAAACCATTCGTAAATAGAATTCATCGCACCTTCAACCACACAATCAACTACAGCATCTTCATGTGGATTCTCTACATGTTTATGAGCACGATTGTACCCGTAACGTACACCTTCTTCTAGAGCCATTTCTAAAACTTTACGAAAGTTGGGTTTCATAGTACCTCCCAATCACATTCCCAGAAGTCATTAACATTTACCCAAAAGAAGTATTTTTGATTCTCCGATGCGAGAAACAACATACCATCACCTTTGTCCTGCTCTACGATGCAGATAGGATTGTTGTCCATCACATTACAGAGACGATTCTTCGCCTTCTTGCTTTTGGGTTTTACGGTTACTCTTCTCATTTTGGATTTCCAGTTTCAGTTTGCGAATACCAGTAATAAAGTAAGCAAAGTCACGGGTTTCAGTAATGGGTTTGATTTGCTCGCACACATCACACTTTGACTCATAAACAGAAGAACAACCTACGGAATAAACACCATAAGTTTTTCCACAGTCAAAACAAGTGTTGTAGGCATTTTCAAGTTTCTTGATGAGTGCCTTCTTCTCTTTGAGGTTCATAGAGTCCTACTGGGAGTTGTTTGTCTATGAGATCATTATAGAGCAGTTCGGCAAAGATGTGGTGTGGTCTTGTGCCAGTTTCGATACTGGTTGAGGTCGCAACCGTCCACATAATATCCAGTGCTTTCTTATCAGGTAACTTCACTATCAATAAGGTAAAGATTTCAGACCATCAAGAACTTCTTGAAAGCGTTCTGCACGACTCTTGTGATGTGCTACATTCTCCTCAAGCACACTCACAATATCATCTAGAACAACATCCAGGGACGCATCAGTATCAAAGTATTTTTGGATTGCTTCGGCAAGATACCTCCGCCGACTCCACTCCATACTATAAGGTTTGTAGTCCATAATAATGGGTATATATGGGTGTATTATAGGGTATTTACTCTAGATCGTCAAGTCCTAAACATTTTTCAAACTTATCTCTCATCTCATTAAGTTTCGTTTGATGCTGAAACTCCATGATATGATCTTTTATTTCCTTCTCCTCATCAGTAAATTCCATACGATATTTGAGTTTAGTATCAATAAGACGCACCATTTCCATGTAGTGCTCGGTGCCTTTATGAATAAACTCTTCGTAAGTCATCAGTCACGCTGTCTCCAATCTTCTGGTTTATCTTCTGTCCACCAGTCAATCATATCATCAACACTATCGAATCCACGTTTTCCGAAGCGTTCATGCCCCGTACCGCCAATATCAAGTTGATTTAAAAAATCGTCCATATCTCCCTCCTGCATGTCGGGATTTTCTGCAGTTCTCCTTGCTTGTCTTAGGATAGTTGCAGCTGATCTGTTTGATTTAGCAAGTTTTTCTGCCCAGATCATATCTTCTAAACTGACTGACTCATGAAGGGCAATCTTGCTACAAATTGCTTCTAACCTAAGACGATACTGTGTGGAAAGCATACACTCCTCCGAGTATGAAACTATTTATTTTCGTATTCGCTCATCAACTCTTTAGCAAGTTTTTCAGAACGACGCCACATCAAATATTTTACCACAGGGTTTCTTGGATTATGAGTTATCCACCACCACTGACGTTGGATATATGCTTTTGCTAACCTAAAAATAAAATAAAAAGCAGCAGCAATACTATCATCAGTCACGATGAAGTATGCCGCCACTATAAAAACTATTAACCAAAAATAGTATGAATCCATTAACTAAACTCCTCACTTCTGCGAGTATTGAGATAGTTTAGCACTTCATCTCTCCACTCAAGGAGTTCATTGTAACATTTTTGATTATGAGCACACTGTCGCAACTCATGGTCTGGTTTCAATACACTTTCGATAAAAAGTCCCAAAGCATCTTTGCGTTTTTGTTCTTTGTCCATGAGTTGATCCCCGTTGTAGTATTTAAACTACTTTCTTTTGGACTTTTTGATTTCCTTAAGAATGTAGTTTTTTGCGGCAGTGTAGTTGTTCGATATGTGAACTTGTTGCCCATTGTGAATGATCACAAACTTTTTTGAGTTCATCAATGGAACAGCAGCCCACATACCATCTTTGGTTACATAACCTTGAGGGTCTCCTGGCGTAGCATCAAGAATACCAGGACGATCAATGAATGGTTTTTGAAACTTTTCGCTCATCCAAATACCGCAGTGACGCCAAGAACTTTAGCACTTGGGTTACGAGCAAGAGCAGTTCGTTTTGCATCTTGATAATCACGTGCTTCCACGATCTCGTCAAAGACTTTACCAGCAACGTATAGTTGGACTTTGCAGCGCATTGGAATTTCTCCTGATGTGTGAATAGTATAGCAGAAAACTCAGCGTTTTACAACGCTGATAGCAGGTTGACCCTGATTGAAGACGGTATCGACCACCGCCTGCACCTTACGAGCAGTGCTGATGCCCACAGAAGAGTAGACAGGGATGCAGACCAGTCCAAAGGACTTAGTGTAGTCTCCAAGGGCACCAGGAGCGATCCTGCCGCTGCTGAGACCCTCTGCATCGTCCTTGTGAAGGCGAATGACCCGTCCAATGGTCTGAGAGATGCCGATATAGTCCATAGAGCGCATAAACAGCACCGCTTCCAGACCAGAAACGTTGATGCCTTCGCTCAGAATGCTGTGATGCAGAACCACAAACTTCTTAGAGTCATCCTTACCCCAGGCACTCAGAGTGTCGAAGAACACCTCACGGTTGACCTTCTGACCATCGATGATAGCACCAGTCTTGCTGGTAATATACATCCAAGAGAAACCACGATCTTCCAGTTGCTTACAGAAATCGGTCTGAGAAACCAGAGAAACAATCTGTTTGGTTGCCTTAGAGCAAATCAGAACCTTACCCACTTCCTGAGCATCGATGGTCTGAATCAAATTCTCACAGTCAACATCAGCAACGATCTGACCCTTAGAAAGCAACTCAAACTGTTGCACAACAACCTTAGGGGGAACAATGAAACCACCTTCCACCAGTTCGGGAGCAGGCACATTACAGATCACGTTACCATAAACCTTGGAGTCATTCATCCCAGGTTTGGAAATAGTAGCAGAATGCTTAGGAGTAGCAGTGAAGAAATAGCAGCGGTCAGCATTAGCAGCGAAGTGCTCCGTAGCAGGGAAAAAGTTACGCTGGACTGAATTGTGCGCTTCATCGAAGTAAATGGTATCAACCTTAAGGTCTGCCTGTTGCAGACGCTGCAGAGAGTTGTAAGTCGTGAAGATCAGTTGGTGTTTGTATGCACGTCGTGACCAGTTATGAATCTCAGCAGGTTTAGTGGTGCTCTGGTGATGAGTTTCACCACTGTGAACGTGAAGAACAGCAGCAGTCGTGATAAACTCAAGAAACTCGCTAGACAACTGCTCCGCCAGGAGGATGCGCGGCGCACAAACCACAATGGTCTTAGGAGTTTCAGACTGAAACTCACGCAGAGCATCAAAAATAGCAATATTGGTCTTACCGCCGCCCGTAGGAATGATCACCTGACCCTTACGATGCTGTAGCAGGGCATCCAGAGCACGTTGCTGGTGAGGTCGGAGTTGAATCACAGGTCTCATCGCGTATAGGACTATTATAGCAGAAAGGGGTCCCCGAAGGAACCCCATGTACCAGTTATCAAAGTGGTACAGTCATCAAGTTATAGTAGCAACTCCACACCATCCACCAGACATAAACACCTCAAATCTGGTATTCGTAGTATTGTATATCATAGATCCAACAATACCAGTGAATGAATCTCTCTCAGTTGTACTAACCCTTGGTAAAATTACAAAAGGTGCAACTTCGGTCCCTGTTGTAACATTAAGACCACCACTTCTTTCAACATCAAGAACAGCTCTTGGTGCAGTCGTACCTATACCAATCTGAGTTAATGCATATTGAGTAGATCCTGTAGATACATTAACTTGTCCAGCAATTACACCATCTTGCTGTGCGTCTATTCCCCTAGCAAAGTTAATAACAGAAGCTGTTCCAAGATTAAATGTGTCGTCAAATACGGTAACACCACTTCCAACAGCACTAACACCCGTTGTGGATCCTTTTACAATTAAGTTTCTAACCGTAAAGTTACCATTTGTTGGATCATAAGACAGTGCATTTTGTTCATCACCATCTGGATCTTTAAAGGATACAATACCAATGAGTTCAGATTTTCCAGTTAGAACAGTCTCACCCTC